GACGAGAAGCTCGTCGCTGACCGCCTCGACCAGATCAACATTGGTGACACGATGGTGCCTGACATGGCGCTCGTCACCAACGGTAACGGCACACTCAAGCTGGTGCCGACATCGAGCTTCGGGGGCGATGGCACGCCGGGAACAACGCTTCCCACGCCACCCCTCGGTCAGAACGACGCGCTGACGGCTGATCCGGCGGGCGTTGTGCAGTGGGGCGGAACGATTTCCGCCGGATCGTTTTAATCAGGAGAAAAGAAAATGGCTACGAAACTGCAAATCCTCCGTAACGTCGGCGCGACTGCCGTTGCGGTTCCCACCCTTCTCGAGGGTGAGTTGGCATTCGCCAAAGGAGGATTCGTCGGTGGCGCTGCCGCCAACGGCCTCGTCGTCGGTGACGGCGCTGCCGCCCAGGTTCTCGTCGGTTCGAACCGTCAGGTCGAACTCACGGGCAACCAGACCATCGCTTCCGGCACGAAGACCTTCGCTGCTGGTGCGAAGCTCGCCATCGCGGTTGCCGACCTCACGGTTTCTGGCGGCGCGGCTGGCAATACCCTCATCACGGACGGCTCTGGCAACCTTTCGTGGGGCGTCGGTGGCAGCACGATCTCGGTGGACGGCACGACGATTGTCGATAACAACGGCGTTCTGTCGGTTGCTCCCGGCTACGCCGCGACCATCGCTGACGGCGTCACCATCGTCGCTGACGCCAATGGCAAGCTGACTGTCTCGAAGGCTGTTACCGCCGACGTGGCTGCTGGCACCGCCAACAAGTTCGTCGATACGGCTCTTCTCAAGACCGACGTTCTGGGCGGCACTCTCGCCAGCCTGAGCACGACGGCCAAGACGCTCGTCCCGGCCATCAACGAAATCTACACGGGCATGGCCGCCATGTCCGGTGGCGTGATCTTCGCTGGTACGCTCGACGCTACCACGGGTGACATTACCGCTGCTTCGGGCGTTGCGAACGTCCCGGCGAACATCGCGGATGTCGATCCGGCGCTCTGTAAAAATTATTTCTGGATCGTCACCGTTCCCGGCTCCGTCGTCGGCACGGGCAACACCGTCGCTGCCAGCAGGCAGGATTGGGTTGCCTCTGACGGCACGAAGCTCGTCACCCTCAACTACGGCATGCCGAGCGTGGCCGCTGCGAACGTCTCCTTCGACGGCGCTGGCAACACCTACGCCATCGGCGCGAACGTGCAGGATGCCATCGACCAGCTCGACGCGGCTCTCAAGGGTCCGATCGACGGCGGCACCTTCGCCTAAGCAAGCAGGGGGAGACATCCGTGTCTCCCCCACCCTTCGTTAGATAACGATTTAGGAGTGGGCAGATGACCCAAGTTCAGATTTCCCGTTCAAGCGTTCCCGGCGCTCGCCCCACAGTTGGCTCGCAGCCCACGGGTTCGCTCTATGTCAATTTTGCCGACCAGAAGCTTGGCTACATCGACCCGGCTGGCACGCCGATTGATCTTCCCACTGGCGGCGATGCACCTGTCACCAGCGTGAACACCAAGGTTGGCGATGTCGTTCTGACGGCGGCAGATGTTGGAGCGGCGGATGCGACCCACACTCACCCGCTTCTCTCTGCTGATGCTGACAACTATTCTCGTCTTGGCGCTGACGGCCTGATCTACACGCCGACCCCGGCGGCAACGACCGCCCCCGTGACGAGCGTGAACGCCAAGACGGGCGATGTGGTGCTGACAGCAGCCGATGTTGGCGCGGCCCCCGCCGCCCACAATCATGTCATTTCTGACGTGACGGGCCTACAGCCCGCCCTCGACAGCAAGGTTCCGACCGCTACTAACGGCGATTGGGTCACAAAGGGCGTCGGTAGCTATGTTGTCGGTGAACTCGGTTGGAAGGCTTTCGGCAACGGCCATTCGATCATCGACGCCTCTGGTGGTACGGCCCCCACTGGTGCCGCCATTGATACAACCAACTCTGCTTCCGCGTGGTCGGGTGGATATCCGAACCTCATGGGCTGGAATGGTTCTTCGACCTATGGCCTTCGCGTAGATAGCGCCCGTCAGTCCGACTATTGCACCAATGCGGTCGCCAAGTGGGGCGACACCATGTCGGGTGATCTGCAAATCCAGAAAACGCTGCCCAAGCTCTCGCTTCACTACCCCGGAAGCCTGCTTTGGGACTTCTATATCAACACAGGTGACGGCGGCGTCCAGAACAGCTCTGGCCGCTGGATTTGGTACTCCAACAACTTGGACTTCTTCGTTCCCGGCAACCTCGTTTCCTATTGGTCTGACGCGCGGCTCAAGGAGGCGGTGCGCGACCTCGACGGTTACGAAGAGCGCATAATGGGCCTTCGCCCTGTCTCCTTCGCTTGGAACAAGAAGGGCCGCGAACTCACGAACCGGAAGTACCGCGAGCGGGAAATCGGCTTCATCGCGCAAGAGGCTCAGTCCGTTTCCGATCAGTACGTGGCCGAAAACCCTGTTGCTAAGTCCGACGAAGGCGATGCGTACCTGACCGTCCAGAAGGACGAGATGATCGCTGACCTCGTTGCGATGGTGCAGCAACTCAACCGCCGCATTGCGAAGCTGGAGGGCGCGTAATGACCCTTCCTTGGTCTGGGCAGCTTGCTATGAGCATGGTCAACAGCGAGTTTGGCTGGGGCCTCGACATGGGTGCCTACGCTGGCAGGCAGTGGTGGACTGACGACAATCAGACGGGGTACTTCAGCACCAGCACCTTTGGCATGTATGAGTTTTACGGCAAGCGGGCGACGCCTCCCATCGTTCCCGGTGTTCGCGTGTTCGAATATACGGGCGTTTGGTCGGGCCTTAACACGTCAGTCAATCTCGGCGCTGAAGACCCGAAACGCTACATCGTCGTGGCGGTTCAGACGCGAAGAACGGCCACTACCGCTGTGACGCACACAGGCTGCACCGTCAACGGCGTGGTTATGTCACAGGTCACTACTCACGGAAACAGCGACGTAGCAGACGGTGAATACAATCGTGCCTCGTTGTACGCTGGGTACGTTCCGACAGGCACAGTAGTCAACTCTACCGTCACCTCGTCGCACACAGGCAGTAGCGTCCAAGGCATCTTCAGACTTGTTGGCGACAGGGTTCAGGTCTTGCAAACAGCGATTTCTGGGCCATCGCCTAGTGTGTTCAATGTTGTTCCCAATAGCTGCATCATAGCGTCAGCAGGTTCCTCTGACCAATCTGGCCCAATATCAATTACGAACCTGACCCGCCACTACGACATCAACGGTTCGGGCTACACGCAGTCTGCTCTTTCTAGGTACGACTATACGGCTGCCGCCCACAGCTTGGACCGCAATCGCGGCCTCTTCTGTGCTGCATCGTTCTATTCACCATAGGAGGCGTGAGCGGCTCTCTGGGGTCCGTAACAACTAACTTTTAAGGAAAATGGAAATGGAAAACGACAAGCTCTTTACCGACACTCTCGGCAACGCTGGTTTCACTGCGGAAGAAGTCACGTTCATTCTTGAAGCAGTGGTGGATCACGCGAACAAGGTGAATGGCAACGCCTATTACCTCGACAACCAGATCGCCATCATGACGGCCCAGCGTGAGGCTCTGAACGACGATCTTACCGCTCTTGCGTCCTTCTCCGCGAAGATGGGCATGGTGTTCGCCAAGTTCCCCGCGCCGTACACGCCGCCTATGGCAGTGCCGCCGCAGGCCGCTCCGACGACTGACGGTTCGACCACGACGACTGACGGTTCGACCACGACGACCGAAGCCCCAGCCGAGGCCCCCGCCGAGGCCCCCGCCGAGGCCCCCGCCGAAACCCCGGCCACTTAATTGAAGACTAGACAGGAGAAGTACCCATGAAGACGAACAAGGCTGGCCTTGACCTTCTCAAGTCCTTCGAAGGACTGAGGCTCAAGACCTACAAGTGCAGTGCTGGCGTTGACACCATCGGCTACGGCCACACGTCGATGGCTGGCGAGCCGAAGGTCACTCCCGGCATGACCATCACCGAAAAGGAAGCCGAGGAGATCCTGGCGCGCGACATCGAGAAGTATGAGGCCGCCGTGGACAAGGCCATCACCGTGTCGATGACGGGCAACCAGAACGCGGCGATGACGAGCCTCTGCTACAACATCGGCCCCGCGAACTTCGCCAAGTCATCCGTGGTGCGCCATCACAACGAGGGCCATCACGACAAGGCCGCAGACGCCTTCCTCATGTGGAACAAGGCCGCTGGCAAGGTGCTGGCTGGGCTGACCCGCCGTCGCGAAGCCGAGAAGAAACTCTACCTCACGAAGGACGCCTGACCATGAGCGACGAGAGCCTCATTTCGCAGATCGCGGACACCATCGGTGACGTGATCGCTGACGGCAAGATCGACAACAGCGACATCGCGCGGGTACTGGCGCGGTTCGTTGTAGGTGCGCCGGAAGTAGCACTCCCAATGGCCGCTGCCGTCATTCCCGGTGGCAGCGTGGCGCTGGAAGCCGCATCCAAGGCTGGGCTCGACCCGGCGAAGCTCATTGGCCGTCTCAAGGCCCTGAAAAAGGACTGAACATGGCCGAGGGTGATGTTCCCGAGGACAAGCCAGCCAGTGGCGCTTCCGGCGTCACTGGCACGGCCATGTCCGTGCTTCAATACGTTGACAGCCCCTTCAAGCTGATTGTCGTGATCCTTCTCGGCATCCTCGCTTTCAGCGGGTACTTCATCCACAAGAACTTCGACCTGTTCTTCAACGTGTGGCAGAAGCAGCAAGAGCTTCCGACCATGAACGCAGACCGTTTCGACCAAGTGGCGGCTACGACGATGGCTGACTTGCAGGCTGACGTTCTGCTGATCTTCAAGGTTGATCCCATCCTGAACACGCGCATCTCCGAGCGCGCATACTTGCGCGAGGGTGGCCGCGCGCCCGAAGTCGAAGGGCTTGATGTCGGACTGTTCACGAACAACCCGTCGAACAACAGCGACGTGATTGCGCTCATTGCGAGCGAAGTTCCCTGCGGCACGTACACCCGCCCGCAGAGCGAGATTGGGCTTTGGTACATCCGGCAGGGCGTGACCTTCACTTGCCGTGTCAGCGTGCCGCCCGAGATCAACCAGTTCATCGGCCAGATCACCGTTGGCTGGAAAGTTGCACCGACTGACCTGAACTATGTGCGCGACATCATGCAGGTCGCCGCGCGCTCCATTTCGAGGAATTGATGACCGAAGACGAGCGCCTCAAGAGTCTCCTGCTTCGCAAGAAGAAGATCATCTCTTCGCGGGATGATCTCATCACGTTTGCCGAGTACCTCAGCCCTGATGCCAATGATCCCGACAATGTAGGCAAGTCAGCCTACCAGGCGCAGAGGTATCACAAGGTGATCGCGGCTGCCCTCGAGCAGGTTGAGAAGGGGCTCATGCAGCGTCTGATCATCACTGTTCCGCCTCGGCACGGAAAGACGCACCTGGCTTCCCATACCTTCATTCCCTGGTACATGGGCCGAAATCCCGGCAACCATGTCATGGTTGCTACGTATTCGAGCCAATTTGCGTGGGATTTCGGTCGCAAGATTCGAGACACCTTGCGCGAGCCGCTCTACAAGCATGTGTTCCCGAATATCGAGGTGAAGGCCGGTGCGGCTGCCGTCGATCGCGTCGAGCTGGAAAGCGGGGGTAGGGCCTTCTTCCTCGGGCGCGGCTCCGCGGCCACCGGGCGAGGTGCGAATTTACTCCTAATTGATGACCCACTGAAGTCGCGCGAAGAGGCGGATTCGAAGGTCATCCGCGAGAAGCTCTGGTCCTGGTACACCCAGGTGATGAGTACCCGCCTCCAGAGCCGAGACGGGCGCATAGTGCTGATTCAAACCAGATGGCATGAATCGGACCTCATTGGCTGTCTGACGGATCCTGCGAACCCCTTCTACAACGAGAAGGAAGCTGCGAAGTGGCATATGGTGGACCTTCCGGCCCTTGCCGAGGACAACGACATCCTGGGCCGGAAGCCCGGCGAGGCGCTCTGGCCTGAACGCTTCGATAGTGCATACCTTGAATCCCAGAAGCGCACGGATCCCCGCGGCTTCATGGCTCTCTACCAGGGCCGCCCGGCGCCTGAAGATGGCATCTTCTTTCGTGCTGACATGCTGTCCGAGTACCACTCGCCGAACGCCAGGCCGAAGGACGAGGAGCTGCGCTTCTACTGTGCGTCGGATCATGCCGTTTCGACCCAGCAGGATCGCGATCGCACCTGCCTCCTGGCCTTCGGCGTGGATAAGAATGACGACATCTGGATCATGCCCGATTCAGTGTGGGCCAGGATCCCCACCGATCGGGCCGTCGAGCAGATGTGCAACCTCATCAGAAAGTATAAGCCGATCTTCTGGTTTGCCGAGAAGGGGCACATCTCCAAGTCGATCGGCCCCTTCCTGCGCAAGCGCATGGTGGAGACGAAGTCCTATGCGGCGATCGACGAGATCACGCCCATTGGCGACAAGCAGAGCCGCGCTCAGTCCGTCCTGGGCCGCATGTCGTCTGGCAAGATCTACTTCCCGGCATTCGCCTCCTGGTGGCCGGAAGCCCGCTCCGAGATCCTGAAGTTCCCGGCGGCGAGCCACGATGACTTCGTGGACGCCCTCTCGATGATGGGCCTCGGCCTCTTGAAGCAGATGCGGCCCAGGTCGAAGCAGGTGCAGGCGCCGGAAACCTCTTTCGGCACTGGCGCCTGGCTGCATGAAATGGCAAAACGCGAGAAACGCAAAACTGAATTCAGTCGCGCTAGAGCAGGATGGTGACATGAGCCTCGGTATCCCCCCGGTAGACCCCAACGCGCCCCTCGATCCCATGGCTGGAGCGATGATGGAGAATTCCCCCACCGGCAATGCCCTCGCCGGTCTGATGGATCCTGAAGGCAAGGTCCTCGAGCGCGAGGCACCGGAGATGAGCCCGTCGCGCGAGGCTTTGGTGCGCGCTTGGACGGCCAACGTGAAGAAGGGCAAGGAGCGGTGGAAGAAGGACTTCGACCGGATGCGCTCCGACCAGGAGTTTGCCCTCGGCAAGCAGTGGCCCGGCACCGGCCAGGACAACAATTATGTGGTCAACATAACCCTGCGCCACATCCAGCAGCGAGTGGCGGCCCTCTACGCAAAGAACCCCAAGGCCGTCGCCCGGCGCCGCCAGCGGCTCCTGGGAACGGTCTGGGATGGCTCCAATACGGCACTGAAGGCTGCCATGGATGCCGTGGCCATGGCCCAGCAGTCGATGATGCCGCAGGTGGATCCGATGACCGGCATGCAGATGCCGCCGCCGCCCCCCGATCCGATGGTGATGCAGGCTGCCCAGATCGCCCAGGCTGTGATTGAGGACGCCGCCCAGGTGCGCGATCAGATCGAGCAGGTTGAGCGTATCGGCAAGACCCTTGAGGTGGTCTACGAATACAACATTCAGGAACAGGTCCATCCCTTCAAGACGATGATGAAGCTGATGGTCCGCCGGGCCGTCACGACCGGCGTGGGCTACGTGAAGCTGGGCTTCCAGCGCCTCATGCAGGTGCGCCCCGAGATCGAGGCCAGGATTGCCGACATTTCCAACCAGCTCGCCACCATGGAGCAGCTCTCGGCTGACATCGCTGACGGCATCACCCAGCAGGATGCCGCGGAGATCGAGCGTCTCCGGTTGATCGTGCAGGACCTCCAGGCCCAGCAGGACCAGGTGGTGCGTGAAGGTCTGATCTTCGATTACCCGACATCGATGTCGATCATCCCCGACCCGAAGTGTGTCCACTTGCGAGAGTTCCTGGGCGCCGATTGGGTTGCGCAGGAGTACATGCTGTCCGTCGATGAGGTTAAGCGGATCTACCGAATCGATGTGGGCAAGGGTTACAACGCCTACAAGAGGTCCGACACCGGCCAGGATGTGGTCACGCTCGCGCGGCACTTCATGCAGGACGGCAAGTCCGATGATGCGGCTACCCAGGACGTGGCCTGCGTCTGGGAGGTCTACTCCAAGACGGATGGCCTCGTTTACATCCTCTGCGATGGCTACAAGGACTTCCTGCGGGAGCCTGCCGCTCCCGAGGTTTACATGGAGCGGTTCTATCCCTGGTTCGCCCTGGTGATGAACGAGAGCGATTCAGAGAAGACGATTTTCCCGCCGTCCGACGTCACGCTCATCCGGCACCCCCAGATGGAGATCAACCGCGCCCGCGAGGGCCTGCGTGAGCATCGTATTGCCAACCGGCCCCTGACGGCCACGGCTCAGGGCATGCTCGACGAGGAGGATCTCGCCAAGCTGCAGAACCGCCCGGCGAATGCCGTCGTGGAGCTGAATGCCCTCCAGCCGGGCCAGAAGGTGGACGACCTCCTGCAGGTGGTCCGCGGCCCCGGCATTGACCCGAATATGTATGAGACAGAGCAGACCTTCACGGACATCCTCCGTTCTGTCGGCACCCAGGAGGCCAACCTTGGCGGCACGTCGAATGCCACGGCCACTGAATCGAGCATTGCGCAGTCATCGATGACTTCGGCCCTGGGCTCGAGCATCGACGACCTGAACGACATCCTGACGCAGCTTGCCCGCGCCGCGGGACAGGTGCTTCTGCTGAACACCAGCAAGGAGACGGTGCTGCAGATCGCCGGTCCTGGCGCCGTCTGGCCAGAGATGACGGCTCAGGAGGTCGCGCAGGAGGTCTTCCTCGAGATCGAGGCGGATTCCATGGGCCGCCCGAACCAGGCGCAGGAAGTTGCCAACATGGAGAGGCTGATGCCTCTCATGCTGCAGATCCCTGGGATGAACCCCCAGTGGGCTCTCGAGCAGCTTATCCAGGCCATGGGCAGCCGGATCGACATCACCGAGGCCTTCGTGTCCGATCTGCCGTCGATCGTCGCCATGAATGCGATGAAGGGCATCAGCAACCCAGGAGGGGGCATGATGCCCGGCGCAGCCATGCAGGGGCCGGAAGGGGCGGGTAATGCTCCCCAGGCGCCCGGCATGGACAGCCAGGCTCCCAGGGCGCCCTCTGGGGCTCCTGACATGCCTCTGAATTGATGTGGGGTATGTCGGCACCCAAAAGTAGACACGTTATTCCCATTCGGGTATAACGCCTGGCCAGCTAACCAAGGAGCTGGCCCGTATGTCGATAGATGGAAACTTAGACGTTCAAAATCCCACCACCTCGTCGCCGGTGGAACCATCAACATCTCAGCCATCTCCTAGCCATGACGCTCCTGCGGCTTCGTCACCCGCCTCCGACGCTCCTGCGGCCTCGTCTCCCGCTTCCGACGCTAACCCGGCTTCGTCACCCGGAGAAACCGACCCCAAGGCTGGTTTGCTTGCAGCCGTCAAGAAGGCCATCGAGCCGAAGACGGAAGCAGCGCCCACCGATGGATCGGTGCAGGCTCGATCCGAGCAGGATGCTCAGAAGGCTCCGAACCAGGACGCGCCGCAGGACTTTTCGCCTGAAGAGATCAAGACCTACACGCCCTCGACCCAGCAGCGGATCAAGTCCCTCCTTTCGGAGCGGAACAGCTACCGGGACCAGGTCAGGGAGGTCGAGCCCTTCAGGGCATACATGCAGGAGAATGAGCTGTCCGCTGAGGACCTCGCATTCGGACTGCAGGCTCTCGCGACCCTCCGCAAGGGGGATTACGAGACGTTCCTCGAGCAGTTGTCTCCCTTCGTCCAATTGGCGATGGAGTACACGGGACGAGCCCTTCCCCCTGATCTTCAAGAGCAGGTAAGGCAGGGCAGGGTGGCACCGGACGTTGCTGTCGGCATCACGAAGCAGCGTTACGACCTCGGCCACGCCCAGCAGCGCCTCGAGCGCCAGGCTGAGGCGGAGGCCTCCCAGCAAGAGGAAAATGCCCGTCAAGCGAACCGTTCGGCAGTTGCTGCCTGGGAACAGACCGTCAGACAGTCCGACCCGGATTATGCCCGCAAACTGGATGTCGCGAAGGCATATGTCGCGAGCATCAGGGCGGAATACGGTGACCCTCAGTCGCCGCAGGATTGTGTGGCAGTTGCCCAGGAGGCCTATCGCAGGGCTGACGCGGCTGTCAGGGCATCCAGGCCGTCCCGCGCTCCAACGCAGATGAACCCTTCAGGGATCCAGAGGCCCAGCAACCCGAGCGCAGTCGCCGCTCCGAAGAGCCTCATGGAAGCAGCAATGCAGGGGCTCGATCGGGCGAGGCATCGCTCTCCTTGATCAGAGTGTCGTTAATTCCGGCACTCAATGGAGCTACAAATGGCTTTTACAACTCAAGAAATCACCAATATCTCGAATGCGGCTTTCGACTATTTCTTCTCGAAGCCGGAATTCTATTCCCAGACCATCCAGAACAAGCCGCTGGTGAAGCTGCTTGAGGGCAAGAAGAAGTCCTTCCCCGGTGGCAAGGGTGACATCTCGATCGCTCTCCAGGGCGTGTACGGCAACGGCGGCGTGAACGATTCCCTCAAGGGCTTTACGCACAACGACACCGTGAGCTTCTACAACCCGGCGAACATCGTTCGGGCGAACTTCCCCTGGCGGGAAATGCACATAGGTATGAGCATTACTGGGACGGAATTAAAAATAGACGGCCTCTCTGTCACCGACGAAATGGGCATCGAAACGTCGAACCATTCGCAGCGCGATATGACCGTGCTTGTGAACCTCCTCGACAACAAGCTCGCTGACCTGTCCGAGCAGACCGCTCGTTCGCTCAACGGCCTGTTCTGGGGCGACGGCACCGCGGACCCGAAGGCGATGGCTGGCATTCGCTCGCTCATCACCGACACCCCGGATGCTGACACTGTCGGCGGCATCGACCGCTCGCTGGCGGCTAACGCCTGGTGGCGCAACTACTCCAACGTCGCGGCTCCGGTTACGTCGCTGCCGACGATGGGTGGCACGCTCTGCAACTACATCCAGGGCCTCTATCGTCAGCTCACCCGCTTCGGTGGTCGCCCGACGCACGCCTTCTGCGGCTCCGATTTCCTCGGCGCTCTGGAGATCGAACTGCGTGCGAACGGCAACTACTCGCAGGTTGGTTTCAGCGGCGGCAAGGATATGTCTGTTGGCTCGATCAACCACATGGGTCTTGAGTTCCAGTACGACCCGTCGCTGGATGACATGGGCTACAGCAAGCGTTGCTACATGATCGACAGCGCGAGCGTCTTCTTGATGGCCATGGATTCGGAGTGGCGCCATCGCCACAACCCGGCTCGCCCCGAGAACGCCTTTGTCTATTACACCAGCTTGACCTTCACCGGCCAGACGGTGGCGAAGCAGCTCAACAGCTCGGCAGTAATCGCGATCGCCTAACGGCGAGTGCGACTAGGGGCGGCAGGCTTCCTTGGTGCCCTGCCGCCCCGACCACTCGCACCAAGGAACCAAGGAGAAATACGTGGCAGAACTTGATTGGGTTACCGTGAAGATCGCCATCGGTGGCGATGTTCGTAACATCATCTACAGGGGTGAGTTTAACCCCGTGACTGTTCCTGAGTTGGAAATCCTCGCACACCTGCATGGTGACGGCGCGGTGCGTGACGTTCAGTTCCTGAAGACCACGCAGTCGAATTTCGCGGAGGAGAAGCTGCGCCTCCTGTCGAAGTATTCCGAGAATACCGTCAACGCGATCTTCCCAGGCCGCAATCCCAACATGGGAATGGTTCTGGCGGATCGGCCTGGCAAGGACGTGGAAGTGCCTGCGAAGAAGCAGCGGCCATCCACGAAGACGACAGCAGCCCAGGCATTCGTGCCGCCTACAGACGAGCCCGCCCAAGTCGGCGAGGAATTCTAAGGAGAACTGACGATGGCAACGGGTGTTACGCTTTCCAGGTTGGTGAAAGACCTCCGCGCAGAATGCGGGCACTCGCTTGCCGTCGCTCAGGGGCAGGCCAGCGAAGAGACTCTTCGATACCTGCTGAACCGCACACAGGAAGAGCTTTATGTCGGTTATGAGTGGCCCTTCCTGAAGACGCACCGAACGATCATCCCCCAGGCCGGTGAGCGTTACTACGATTACCCGGCTGACATTCCCTTCGACCGCGTGACGCACATCTGGTGCCATACGCAGAACAGCGCAGATTGGCGCCCCCTCGAGAAGGGGATCAATCCTGGCCTTTTCACATCATCTGACAGTGACCAGGGCGCAACCTCCTGGCCGGTGCAGAGGTGGGATCACGACGCCGATCGCCAGCAGATCGAATTGTGGCCGATCCCGAGCCAATCCACCGGCGAACTGTACGTGTACGGCATGAAGCCCCTCGATCCCCTGGTGGACAATGAAGACGTCTGCACGCTCGACGGCACCCTCATCGTGCTGTTCACGGCAGTGGAGGTTGTGGGGCGCACGGCGCCGCAGGAAGCCGACCTCAAGAACCAGAAGGCACAGCGCCACCTGCAGCGTGTCCTGGGCTCCCAGGGCTCGCGCAAGCGTGCCTGGACGTCTCTTTCCGGCAGTGGCCGCGCCGCGCCGGTCATTGGCCTGGACTACATCCCGAGTGGTTACCGCTATCCTGGGCAGAACTGATGGCCTACTTCGTTATTGAAGATTTCCGCAGCGGGCTCGACCTTCGCAGGCCGGGCATCGTTGCACCGGCGGGAACCCTCAGCAAGCTGGTGAATGCTCACCTGACGGCTGGTGGCGACATCGAGAAGCGGTACGCCTTTGTGAAGGCTGCCTCGGTTGACCCTGGCACGATCGGGTTGGCTGGTATCGGCTCCTCGCTCTACGTGTTCCAGCAGGGCGGCGCGCGGGAAGCCCCCAAGCCTGTCACGCTGCAGTCCCGTGCCCAGCCGGTGACCGTCTCCACGATTATGGTCCCTATGCCTGCCGGAACGACGGCAGAGCGGCTCATGGATTGGGAGCTTTACAACGGCATAATCTATTATGTGATCAGGGATACCGCCGGTAACTTCCATCATTTCTATGGCGAAACCTATGTCGCCGATGTGGCGAAGGTACACAATCCCGCGCCGCATCATGTGAAGGTCTTCAACAACAAGATCTACGGCATCACGCAGGATAAGATCTGCTTCTCGGCTCTCGACAATCCGCTCGTCTGGGATCCCGAAAACCCAGACACGACGGCGATCGGGCAGGGGTTCATCCTGGCGTCGAACCAGAACGGCGCGGCTGACTTCCTGGTTGGCCTGGAGATATACTACGACCAGCTCGCGGTGGCCACGCGATACGCCACCCAGATCTGGGAGGTGGACGCCGATCCTGACAACAACAACCTTCGGCAGACGCTCCGCAGCGCGGGCACAGTTGCGCCCAATTCCATGCTGCAATACGGATCCGGTGACGTGCTGTACCTTCACGATTCAGGGATCCGGTCCCTTCGTGCGAAGGACAGCTCCAACGCCGCCGCGGTTTCCGACATCGGCTCGCCGATCGATCCTGAGATGCAGAGCATCATCAAGTCCCGGCCTGACGATACCTACATCACCAGGTGCTTCTCCCTGGTGGAGCCGAACACCGGGCGCTTCTGGATGTGCTTCAACAACCGGATCTTCGTGCTGTCCTATTACCCTGGCCCGAAGGTGACGGCCTGGAGCGAGTACATCCCTGAATTCCCGGTCGATTATGGCGTCGTCGCCCAGAGCCAGGTGGTCTTCCGCAGCGGCGATGACCTGTATGTCTACGGCGGCGTGGATGGCATCACGTATGACGGCTGCGAGGTTTCCGTCGAGGTGCCGCCCCTTGCCGCCGGTAAGCCCGCCACCATGAAAATGTTCACCGGCATCGACCTTGCGGCCTGGGGTGAGTGGTCGGTTTACGCTGGATTTGACCCCAACGTGCCGTCTGCGAAGGATCCGGTGGCAATCAATCTTCAGCCTACGGTGGGTCTTCTCGGGGCTGTGGCATTGCAGGGTGCTTCAACCCACATCAGCCTCACTCTGAGCAACAAGGCGGAAGGTTCTGCGCTCTTGAGTTCGATCGTAATCCATTATCAAACCAATGGGAAAGCCGATTGATCGTCCTGGCCTTCATATGCTATAGCCATCTTGTTTGTCGGATCATTGGCCTCGGCAGCCGCGTGGATTAGCCCATCACGCAGGCGATAAATGACCGAAACTGCCACTGACAACGTGAACTCCCTTCCGGCGTCGTCACTCCGACCGCCTCGCGCTTTGCCGTCCTTTGTGATCCGGCAAGCTGGGCCGATGGATCTTGTGCCGCTGATGGTCCTCACCGAGGAGTTCTTCAACGAAAGTGGCTGGAAGGAATTCACCTCATTCAACGAGGAGGGGATGCGCATCTATTACGATCGCGTCCTCAATGAGCCATTTCATGAAACCGGGCAGATGATTTACATCTGCGACACGCTCCCGACGCCTGACGGCACCGGCGGCGAGACGCCCCAGCTTCCGATCGGATTCATCAAGTTCGGCGTCCAGGTCTGCTCCACGACGGATCCCGTGGGCGTCCTCGATGGCGTCTATGTGCATCACACCTTCCGCCTCTCGCAGGCGGGTAGGCTCCTTTTCACGGCAGCGGAGAACCGGCTGCGCGCTCTCGGCGCGTGCGTCTTCTTCGCGTCTCCTGGCGCCAAGATGGGCGGCGTTGATAGGTCCATGGCGAACATGCTGACGAAGCTGGGCTTCGATGTCCCGGTGATCAACGGCGTCAAGGTTCTGAGGTAGGTCATGGCGGGTGGTGGTAAAGGGTCCGACAACAGCGGCAAGAAGATGCTTCAGTGGGAGAAGCAGCAAGTCAAGGCGGCTGAGAAGAAGGAAGCAGAACGCCAGGCTCGTCTGGCCACCGGCAAGACCAACATCGATGGCAAGTTCGCCGCCATCGGTGACCCGTTCTATAAAACCTATCAAGATAATTATTTGAATTATTACATGCCGCAGGTGCAGGACCAGTATAAGAACGCCAAGGATGACCTCAACTTTGGTTATGGCCGCGCTGGTACACTGAAGTCTTCGATGGCCGCCAAGGGCACCGCTGACCTCTATAAGAGGAAGCTCGACCAGGACGCAATGGTGCGCTCGCAGGGAGACGCAGCCACCGGGCAGCTCCGCAGTAGCGTCCTTGATGCCAAGAATTCGGCCATCTCGCAGCTCTACGCGACGGAAGACCCGACTTTGGCAACGAACCTGGCCACGAATTCGATCAAGAACCTCCAGGGCCAGCAGCCCAAGTATGACCCGCTTGGTGAGCTGTTCAATACAGCCGCGGTGGGTGCTGCGGGCTTCATCAATGCAAACTCGCAGCGTGCTTCCAGCCCTGGTGGTAGTTACTTAGGGTCGCCCGGCAGCCGCAGCAAAATATCTTCGGTGGGTTGATCATGGTTGCAGCAGCTCCTCTACTCGGACTTGCGCTGACGGCGGGTGGCGCCGCGATGCAGTATTCGGCTGCGTCGGCGGCCAATAATGCGCGCGAGAATGCGACCAAGCAGTGGCTTTCGTACCAGAAGCAGAAGGCCCGCATTCAGAACGCGAAGGACGAGCAGAACCGCTCCAAGGCGCAGGCTGCGCAGGAAGAATCCCTCAACAAGCTCGGCGATATGCCTGGCACGGTTGGCGAGGAGACGCAGCGTCTCACGACTGATCTGAACACCGGCAACCCTGACATGGGCGCTCCCTTGGCGACGAGCGATGCGCTTCTGTCTGGTCAGGGAGATAATCCCAGCTTCAAGGAATACGCCGCGAAGCAGTTGAACAAGGCCGCTAAGGACGCCCGCAACAAGACGGCGGCCCTGGCCGCGATGCAGGCCTACACTGGCTCTCAGTTCGGCATGCAGAACATGACCAACCAGGCCCTCCAGCAGGGCAACCAGATGATTGACCTCTATAACAACAATCGCAGGGGCGACCTGGCAGTCTACGGCCTCGCGAAGGGCATCCAGCCGCTTCAGGTGGGCGAGGCTTCGGGTGGCATCGGAAATGCGCTCGCCCAGCTTGGTGGAGCGATCGGCGGCATGGGCGGCGGCGGCAGCCTGTCGTCGATTTTCTAGGAGATACGGATGCCCATTCGCCTTCAGGATAGCGCCTGGTCTTCGGCAATCGGCACTCTCGCCGAGGCCATCACCCAGGCCCCGATGAACCGCGCGAAGGTGCGTGAGATGGAGCTGCGCCAGACGCAGGCCGCGGCTGAGGACGCACGCGCCCAGGCCATGCTTGAGATCCAGCAGGCCCAGGAGGCCCGCGCGGCGGCGCTGCAGCCTTTCGAGCTTCAGAAGCTTCAGGGCGAGATCGCATCCAAGAGCCTGGCTGACGAGTTCGCCATTAAGAAGCAACCCTTTGAGCTTGGTAAGCTTGAATCCGAATTTAACTCCCAGCGCCTGAAGGCGGGCCTCGAGGCCGAGCGGTTCCAATCCATGCCCGGCACCGAGGAGGCCGTGACCGAGGCTGTCTTCCAGAACGTCCAGCAGAAGATGCCGGAATGGAACCTTCTCAACAGCCTGTCGAAGCCGGTGCCACCGCCGCCGCCCGAGGGTTACCTGCCCGGCGTCGAGGATGCTGGTGCAAACTATTCCTCCGAGGGCATGGATGCGCTGGCGCAGCGTGATGCGTACCGCACCCAGATCTATGACCAGATCGGCACGATGGCTCATGGCGCCGTGCTGGATGAAAACTTCGATGCCGGTAAGTTCATCACCGACACGACGAAGGCCCTCACGACCGGCAGTGGAGGCTATCGCCCGGCCACGCCCGCGGAGAAGGCTGCCTTTGGCGTCCCGTCGAATGCACCCTTGATGATGACGCCTGACGGTAAGCCTGACATGATCTCGGGCACCCAGAACAATGTGAGCGTCGGCACGATCCCGCCGGGCATGCGCCTGGTAACGGATCCGCAAACCAACTCCATGCGCTTCGAGCCGATCCCCGGCAGCAAGGCTGAGATGGATGCTGCGGCTCTCGCTGAAAAGAAAGACGCCCAGACCCAGCAGAGGATGCAGTCTGCAGACATCGTGTCCCAGGACATCGATCGGTCGCTCAAGATTCTAGACAATGACACCTGGTACAACCCCGCAACGGGCTTTGGTTCTGGGTTGGCTGCTAACTGGTCTGGCACGAATTCGTCCGATCTTCGCGGCTTGTCGGATACGATTGGTGCATCGATCAGCTTCGATACTCTCCAGCAGCTCCGCGAGGCATCGCCCACCGGCGGCGCCCTTGGCGCTGTGTCCGATCGTGAAATTCTGATGCTTCGCGCGGCGAAGGGTAACATCGAGAATAGCCAGAGCGAGGAGCAGCTCCGCTACAACCTCAACCGCCTCTGGAACCTTTATCAGGATACCATTCACGGGCCTGGAATGGGGCCGCCGAGAAGGCCCCTTGACGGAAGCAGGGGGCAGGGTCCGGGCCGAATTAAGCCTGAAGACATTGATCTCCTGAAGCAGGATCCTTCGCCGGATGCGATTACTGAATTCAACTATCACTATGGCGACGGCGCAGCCGAACAGATTCTCGGAGGCAACTGATGGCAAACCGATTCCAGGGGCCTGCCACCAACCGCTTTGCAGGGCCGTCTCAGGACCCCGTCGAGGCTTATAATGAGCTGCCTTGGTATGCCCAGGCAGGCCAGGCGGCTGATGATACAGTTCGGTTCCTTGCGAATGGCATGACTTTCGGCATGGCCGATCGCTTTGCGGGCATGATGAATGGCGAAGGCACGGATGCCGAGCGTGCCAGGACCGAGGAAGCAATGGCTCGCGCTGGCACGGCTGGCACGGCTGCGAATATCGTTGGCGGCGTCATGACCGGCAGCGCGCTTCCGTCGATTGGCAGGGGCCTATCGGGTAGCGTGGGCACAGGCGCGCTTTATGGTGGCATCGATGGAGCCCTGCGAGATTCAGATTCATGGGGCGAGTGGGCAGGTAACACGATCGGCGGTGCCGGTATGGGTGCTGGCTTCGGTGCTGGTGCCCATGGTGTAGTCAGCGGCATCGGCAAGGCTGGTGAGGTTTGGCGTGGCTATAAGCAGTCACCCGAGAACCGCGCCATTATGCAAATCGGTAAGGCTGCCGACGACAGGTTCGGCGCCTACAACGCGCATACGATGGATCATCGGGTGAATAACCTCGGCCCCGAGGCAGCCCGCGTAGATGCGCTGGGTGAGCGCGGCTATGGGATGGCCCGGCAATCGGCGAATATCAACCCCGAGGCTCGGGAAACCATCACGGACTTCGCGGTGAACCGCAGGGCCGACCAAAACGTCCGACTGACGCGCGACGTGCAGTTCGCTGGTGGGACTTCGGGCTCCACCGCAAGCGTTGATCAGATGCGCCGCGCAGCATACGAACAGGCTCGCCCAGCAATCGGTGCCGCCTACAATGAAGCCCGTGTCATGGGATCTGAGATCCCGTTCAGTGCCTTCGATGACATACTGACCCATCCGGCGGTCACGGATGCGTTGGATAAAGCAAGGGAGAACGTGGCTTATCGCGAGCGTATGGGCCAACCAGGCGGGAACCTGGCGGTCCTCGATGAAACGAAGCGACTTCTCGATTCTCACGCCAGCAACTACTCTGACCCTAACCGCGGCATCTACGCGGAGCTTGCCGAAGGTCTGAGGACCCGCACCGATCAGCTCCTGATGGGGCCAGAGTATGCTACTGCTCGAGGTCTTCGCGAGGATGCGTTCCGCGCAGATGAGTCGTTCGACCTGGGCGCCCGGTTGGGGCAGCGCAATGTGCCGATCGAGGTCCCGGCGGCGGCTGGCAACGTCAGGCCTCATCACCAGCAGAACATGGCAGCGGCCTACGCGCAGACCAAGGCCGGGAGGCTGCTGAACAACAATAACACGGCAGGTGCGCTCACTGAATTTGTGACGCCACAGGGGCGAAGAGCTTCAGCGGCAGCTCTCGGGCCTCGCGGGCCGGGCTTCAACCAGGCTGTTGACCGCGAGGCAATCTACGGCAGGCTGAACAATGCCCTCGGCAACTCCACCACGGCTCGTCAGCTCATAGAGGCCGGTGACATGGGGCAGGGCGCGGGTGCGCTTAGTTACGGCATAGGCATGGATCCCGTCACTGCCGTGGGCATTGGCGGCATCACGCAACTAGCGCAGAAGTTCGGCCCGATGCTCTCTAAGGCCATCGCCACCAAGCGCCAGAAGGAAACCGCGGAGCCGCTCGCTGATCTGCTTATTGGTCGCGGCTCGCTCCCTAGCCTCAATCCGTTACGGAAAAACAGGATTGAGAACTTTGCAGAGGGGCTCGATCCCATGACTGCCGCGAAGGCACTCGTTCTCGGCCTGGGACCGGACACCAACCAGACCTACGGAGGCCCTCGATAATGCCCGCACCTCGTCCCGCGAAGATCGATCCCCGGAAGGCCGCGCAGTCACTGTCAGGGCGCAAGAAGCTCGCAGCCGATGATCCTTACTACAAGGTGCCCGGCCATGAGGGCACGCAGACGCCGCGGCAGCCTGAGCCTGACGATCGCATCTGGCAGGAGAAGTTGCGCGACACCGGCAACGAGTGGGCCAACTACCTGGCTGGACCGCACCTCCCGTCCGTCGAGGGCATGGCGCAGTTCAGCGATGCGGCAGATATTCAAGATGCTGCAGATAACAACCTGGAACTCAGCCGCGCTGTGAGCGATGGCCGGTGGTGGGATGCCGCGAAGGCCGCCCCCTGGGCTGGCATCTCGAGTGCCATGGCAGTCCTCCCTGGATCCCTCGGCCCGCTCGACAACGCTGCAAAGGATGCCGTGCAGGGCACCGATTCGATCGCCGAGGCGACCGTGAAGCCGAAGAAGGGCGCCAAGGCACCGGCGAAGGCCCCCACCAGGATGACGCAGCTCCCGAACCTGCGCGAACTGCCGGTCGATAAGGCCGTCAAGATCGCGCGCAAGGAGCCGCACCTGATTCCTTCTCCTGACCGCAGCGAGGGCATGTTCGTGGGTGGCCCGCGCGCTATGCAGGACCGCAAGGACCTCCTCAAGATGCGCCGCGAACTCGACAAGACCGTCGAGCGCGATCCCCGCGGCGGCAATTGGTACGACCGTTATCGCGACGGCATCACTGAGGTCACCGGCGGCGATCCGCAGTCGAATGAATGGATGGCCAACAAAGAGGGGCAGTATAGCGCCGGTGTGGACCCCGGCTCGGAGCTGCACTTCTCGATCAAGGACACGAATTCGGCGATTGCCACCGGCACGCCGGTGAAGTCCGCTCGCCCGGCCCAGCAGCAAGCTACGATGCGCGCCATCGAGGCGAAGGACCCGAAGAAGTTCCAGCTCGGCAAGAAGACCGGCGAATATGCCCGCCGCGTGAACCCCGACCAGCCTGGACCGGCGACGGCCACTGGCGTGAATGACTTCCGCCACGCGCGAAACCTTGGCTACACGGAGCCGGATGGCACGCCGCAGCGCAACGCCCTCGGCGGCGCCGCCCACACGTTCTCGGATTATGAGACGGCCCTGGCCGTTGATCGCGCGAACAAGAAGGCCCTCGATGGGCGCACCAACTGGACCGGCGAGCAGCTCCAGGCGGCTCCCTGGGTGGTGCAGAAGGCCGACGACCTCTTCAGCCGTCAGTCCGCCGGTTACCGCAAGCGCGCCCTCGCGGACCTCATCGCCAAGGGCAGCAATGGCAGCCCCGACGAGGTCGAGAACCTGGCGCGCGAGTATGCCTTCCAAGACGCCAACCGCACGATTGCGGACTTCTTCCCGAAGCACACGGCGCAGGCCACCTATGAGGCCCAGCCTGGTGCGATGACGGGCCACCTTCCTGGCTCCGTGGGTGCGCCGCGCTCTGAGCGTGATGCCTATGCAGCGGATCCGCGCAGCTCCTGGGCGACGGCTCCTGGTGGCCGCGATGCCATCTATTCGGGTTTCGGCATCCCCAACACCGGCGAGAACATGCGAGTGCGTCCGACGATCGACGCGCAGGGCGTCTACACGCCGCCGAATGGCCCGACTGAGTACAATCCCGGCAACGTGGCGCGGCCCCTGGTGACCTTCGATTCCGGCAAGTCGGTGAAGAACATCACGTCGCACGATCGCGCGCTCCTCGACGGCGCCGAGGCCACTCGAGCCTATGTCGATGCGCAGGGTGCTGGTGCCTGGCACAAGCCCTGGACCGGCGGCGCCCCTGGGCAGTCGAACAGTCTGATGCTCACGAAGAACAGCGCGGGCCGGATGGATCCGGCTGAGATTCAGCGCCTGCAGGGCGTCGGCAAGAAGTATGGCATTGGCGATGTCGTGGACACCGGCGACGGCGTCACGATGACGAACTTCCTGAATGCCCCCGGCAAGCGGTCCACCAAGAATCAGAAGGCACTCATGGCCGATGTCGGCCAGGGCGGCCAGTACCGCGGCATCGATCGTGCGAAGGTCGATTCAGGTTACATCGGCTATGAGGACCAGTGGCAACAGCCGCAGGGTTCTGGTGCCGTCACGACCGAGTTTCTCAAGACGCTCGAGGGCCTCCCGCAGCCGGTTCAGGATGCCCTGGACCGCAATCCCGATATTGCCATGGCCGCCCTCGCGCGCCTGGAGCGTGATCAGGATTGGGCGGCGAAGTGGGGCGCACCGCGCGAAGACATTCAGAACGCGCGGCGCATCATGTCCCAAGGCCCCGGCTGGCGTCAGAGGCTGCAGGAAGGTGTGATGCGCCGCGAGATCCTGCCTGCGACGGCAATAGCCATCATGGGCTCTTCGATGGCGATGCAACAGATGGGTGGCCAGAATGAGCAATGAGCGCATCAACATCCACCCTGAAGGGCGTGATGTGGTACGGCGGCCCGATGCTGATTTCATGCGTGCCCGTCGCGAAGACATCATGCCTTTCGGCATACGCGCGAAGGAACTGCCGCAGGCCTCCAGCGCGGATCCGCATGCCCATGTGGCCATTGCCGGAATACGAGCCCGTCTGGCGCTCCCAGTTTTCCACCAGGTCGTCGATGAACTTCGCCGCACTGCGCTTAAGCTGACGGCGTTTGGGCGTGAGAAGGTTGGGCATTTGAAGCTCCTGTTTAGCAAGTTCGCGCGGGATGCGCAGGCCGCAAGTGGGAAGAAATCGCCTGAGCGGGAAAATAACACGACCAGGCCCTATTCGGCAAGTGAGAGGCACGATCAATGAGCTTTCGCGATGACTTCAATTCCAGGTCTGGCACCAGCTCGAGCTACCGCGGCGGCGCTGGCGGCTACTCCAATGGCGGCGTGGGCGGTGGCGGCAATGGCGCTGCCAACCGCACCGGCCTGACGACCGGAAGCACCTGGCGGGGCAACACCTATGTCGGCAGGCCGGGCGGCGTGGGCATGTCACTTGCGGATATGTTTTCGGTTCCCAGGGCTCAGGGCGTCAGGCAGGCAGGCGCACCCCCGACGATTGTCCCGGTGGGCGCTCCGCCGCCTGCCGCACCGCTGCCGACTTCAGCTTGGATGAAGGCTTACAGCAACATCAACACCCCCATCGCGACGGGCTGGGCTTACAGCCCCGGAGACATGACCGGCGCGCGACCGATGCAGGACTATCCGCGATACCAGAGCCAGCCTCAGAGGCTCGCCCCCGGCCAGCCTAAGTATCAGGACCGGTTGCCGGGCAATGTCGGGCCGGGTGATTGGAGGGGTCAGGCCAGCAACCCCCGAGCCATCAGCGGCCAGAACTGGGGCAACCCAGGCTCCGGGTCGCTGGGGCTTGGTTCGTCCGGTGGTGGCCGCGGTGGCGGCGGTGGCGGCGGCTTCTAGGAGACACGGGACATGTTGCCAGATGTTGGAACAATGGAGTCATACATCCGCCGCGCAGCCCTCGCTCGCGGCATCGATCCTGACACGGCGGTGCGCGTGGCCCGCTCCGAGGGTCTGGCGCCCGGCGTGTGGCAGGCGAACGGGATGCTCTCCTACGGGCGCGAGCGGTCATATGGTCCCTTCCAGCTTCATGTGGACCCGCGGCCAGGGCGTGCTGGCATGGGCAATGATTTCATGCGCGCCACCGGCCTCGATCCCGCGGATCCGGCCAACTGGCAGGCGGGCATCGACTTCGCTCTGAATCATGCTTCGAAGCGCGGCTGGGGTGCCTGGTACGGCCCGCAGAAGCTGCCCCAGCCCATCACCGGCATGATGGGCATCAATGGCGGTCGATCGCTCCCTGTGTCGGCGCCGCAGACCCAGGCCGCGGCCTACAGCGCCGGTGCATATGTGCCGGAATTCCAGTACCAGGCGCCCGTCGCCGGTGGCATGAACGTCATGCCTGCTGACGACCCTGCCGGTGCGGCTGGCGGTGCCCAGCAGCGCAGGAATTCCTACACGGACATGATGACGAGGGCGATCGAGAAGGGCAGCCCGGCAAATGAGGCTCGCCAGCAGATCGGCGCCATGGAGGCCGCCCAGGGCACCGGCGGCGGCTTCAAGATCCCCGGCCTGAGTGCCCTGGCGGGCGGCAAGGGTGGAGCGGGTGGCAAGGGCGGCGGTGGTGGTGCCAATGTCCAGCCGACGTCGGCGCCGATCCCCGGCGGTGACGTCGATCCCCAGGAGGCCGCCGCAGCTCTGGCGCCTCCCAAGCCGCGGGTGCGCCCCCAGACACAGAACATGAACCTACCCCCGGTGCAGGGGCCAACCGCGCCCTATTGGGGTGTCCATGCGGGCGATGCGGAACAGGCGCAAGATAACGCGATGGATTTCGGCGCGGCGTTCCTCGACGATACGGGCAAACTTCCCACCCCCGGCGTTACCGATGGTCTGGGACCGCGCCCTTACGACCGCTCGAAATCCCCGACTTGGGACATCAACCGCAAACGCTTCATGCCGCCGACCCGGCCTCGCTAAGGAGACAGAGACATGCCTGACACCCCTCCGACCACACCCCCGGCCAAGAAGCCGCACATGATGCGCGACATGGCGCAAAGGGCGAACCACGCCTTCAAGACGCACGGCCCGATAGGCGGGAAGGCGGCGTTCGCGGGCATGCCGTTCTTTCAGCGCGGGAAGGGGGTCATCAACCCCAAGGCCGAGTATGAGCAGTTCCAGATGCTTGAGGACTATCGGGCGCGCATGAAGGCCCAGGAGGCCCCCCAGCCCCAGATCGAGAACCCGCCCCTGCCGCCCTTGGACCCAGCGCCGCCGCCCGCAGCGGCCCCGGCACCGGCACCGGCGGCGGCGCCTTCCATTGCTGATGCCGTCGTGCCGAAGCGCGGCAAGTCCACCTTCAGCAGCTTTGGTGTTGGCGGGAACAGTTCGACGCGCCGCGTCGGGCAGAAAACCAAGCCCCCAGGCGGCGCATTCGGCGGGGGCATGTTCTAATGAGCAGGATCCCGTTCTCGACGCCCAACAGCTCGATTTCGGCACGCAGCCCGCACTACCAGGCAGAGCGTGCCAGGCGCGGCAAGAGCATATCCGAGGGGATGCGCCGGGCCGCCGAGGAGCGTGAGCGCCTGGCCGGTTTGAGCGATCGGGAGAGCGCCGCGGAGGATCTCGCCGAGGCTGTTACTCGAAGATGAGTAGTGCCTGATTACGTGGGGTCAGGTGCTGAAATCCAGCAGTGCCGACGCCCTGAAGACAGGAAAAACCCAAGGCCTAACCCACTGAATTGAAAGCTTTTAAACTCCGGGGTTAAGGCCTTGGGTGTCCAGAATCGGATACTTCATCTGGTGTTATCGCCGATTTGGGTAAACCCAAACGAATCGGCACCCAATGAAGAAAATCGGCGATTTTGACCGATCGTGAGTGTTTGTAGGCCGACAAAACCGATGCCGATTCGCGGCACTTTCGGCCCTAGTGCGGAGTTTAGTGCTGAACTCAGCAGCCCGATTTGGGTGTCAGCCGTTGCGCTTGATGATGGTGTGAACGCGCTGCCTGGAGATGCCGAAACGGTCGGCAATCTTGATCATGCTCCAGCCCTCAGCATGCAGCTCGACGACCTTGCGATCGCGTTCCGTGATGGCAGCAATTTCCTGGGACGTGCGAGCCCCCTGGTGGCGCCTGGGGATGTTATAGCGCGCCATGTAGCGCACCACCGAGGGCATCGATACGCCGAGCGCAACTGCCGTCTCCTCGAGCGTGAGGCCCTGCTTCACGTAGGCGCGCTTGAGGTCTGTTTTGGTGATGAGTTCAGTCTTCCGAGGCAATCTTCGTCTCCGTTTCAACAGCGGCCTTCACCGCACTGCGAATGTAATCCGACATCGTCGCAAAGCCCCCGCGAATAGTGGCCTTACGCACCTGCTCGATTTCCGATTCAGTCAGCATGATGTGCAGCTTGTGTGCGCGCTTGTGAGCCTTTGGTAGTGGCGGTCTTCCCATCGCGATCTCCTTGGATGTCAGCAAAATATAGGTCCACGGATAGAAATCAACATTTTTATCCGGCGGGGTATTGACTTTGGATAGGAAGCCGCATAACTATCCACACATCAAGGAGCCGACATGAAGACCAAGGGACGGATCAATCGGGTGAATGTGGTGGACGGTAGCGTGATCAAGCGCCCGGCCAACCAGCAGCGCAATCCCGAGAACTGGGCAGATCTTCGCGAACAGCGCCGCGCGCTTCAGACCGCCGATGGCAAGGTCTATTGCGGCACCTGCGCTGAGGTTGAGGGTGGCCCGTTCCGTTTCGAGCTGCATCACCGGCTCTACAATCAATTCGGCCAGGAGCGCATCGAGGACGTGATCCTCCTCTGCGAGCCCTGCCATGATGCCATCACCTCGCGGATCCGCACGAAGCGGTATGCCGCCGGTGACATGAGCATCACTGTAGAATTCTCGACCGCTGAAGAAGCGCCGAGATATGTGCCGCAGGCGCGGCGCATCGAGGTGAAAGTGGAGCAGAAGACTGAGCCAGCAAGACCAGCCTTCCGCCCCACCTCACGTAAACACGGCTAACGCAAGGAGCAATCAGCCATGAGCATGAAGCAGTACACCATCAGCATCCACATCGACAAGTTCCTCTCGCACAACGCGCGGTCTGCGGATCCGCTGGACCCTTATGCGAAGGCGATGAAGGAGATCTCATCGAAGCGGAAGAAGACCGACGCTGACCATGAGCAGCTCGCCCTCATCGAGTATGAGGCAGGCCTCTACCTCGACAGCAAGAAGCAGGTGATTATCCCTGGCCGCATTTTCGAGGCTGCCATCGCCGAGGGTGCAAAGATCGCGAAGGAGGGCAAGCAGTGCCTCAGCTCGGTGATCGTCGAGGATGACGCTATCATCACGTATGACGGCGGCCCGCTGTCCCTCGATGAGCTGAAGGTCAGCGACGACCACCGGCTGGTTGTGCCGGTTCGCGTCGGCCAGGCGCGCATCATGCGTACCCGCCCGATGTTCTCGAACGTCGAGGCTAAGTTCACCGTGAGCCTGGCCACCGAGATCGCGAACCCCGCGCAGCTCAAGCGTTGGATCGAGGACTGCCTCAACCTGAAGGGCCTCGGCGATTGGCGCCCGCGCTATGGCCGCGGCTACCTTCTGTCCTTCGAAGAGATGAAGGCGCCGGTCGCTAAGGCGGCCTGACGATGCAGCCGGTGGCGGGATCCCCTGCCACCGGCGCCATGGGTTTCGTGGCCTGGCAAGGCGTGGCTAGGCTCGGCAAGGTGCGGCATGGCAAGGCGAGGCATGGGTTTCGCGGCCCGGCAAGGCAAGGCAAGGCGAGGCGTGGTATGGCGAGGCCTGGCATGGGTTTCGTGGTTTGGCGCGGTTAGGCCAGGCACGGCGAGGCGTGGTATGGCGAGGCATGGGTTTCGCGGCGCGGTGAGGCGTGGCGAGGCAAGGCTAGGCGCGGCCTGGCATGGCGAGGGTTTCAAGGCGAGGCATGGCAAGGCACGGCATGGCTAGGCAAGGCATGGCACGGCGTGGGTTTCACGGCGCGGTTAGGCTGGGCTAGGTAGGGCGTGGCAAGGCGCGGCAAGGGCATCCCGGCGGGGCATGGCGGGGCGCGGCCTGGCATGGCAAGGCGCGGCGGGGAACGAAAACGGCGGCGGGGTAACCTGGCCGCCGTTTTCTATTGCCCTGGTGCGCTCCCCTATTCGAAGCGCCGGTCGATGACGCCACGCAGATGGTCGGGAGCATGATGCCCATAAACCGCGGCGACGAGCTGCGGGCTGTTCCCCAGGACACCGGCGACCTCCCAGATCGTTGACCCGGCGCGGAGGTTGAGGGTGGCCCAGGTGTGACGGAGGCTGTGGGGGTTCATTCCTTCGAAGCCGCGCGAGGCGACGAAGGCATCGTATTGCGCATGAATCTCGCGATTCGTGAACAGCACGAAGTCGCTCTCACGCTCCCGGTAGGCCCGCTCGAGGAGTGGCCGCAGGCGCCGGGAGATCGGCACGATGGATTGCCGCTTGTTCGCAGCACCCTTGCCGAGCCGGAAGTCGATGATGCCCGATTCGAGGTCCACCTTGCTCCAAGTGAGATTCAGGATCGCGTTCTTGCGCTGGCCGGTGTCGAGGGCAATGCAGGTGAACAGCGTGACGCGGTTCAGGCGGTCGCGGCCCATCGAGAAGCCCAGGGCGAGAGCGTAGAGCTGCGCCTCCTCGTCCTCGTTCAGCCACTTGTCGCGGGGAGGGGCTGCCGGTGGCCGCTCGACATAGGGCACGTCCTCGGCCTTCACCAGGCGGGCCTTCACGGCATATGCCTGCACGGCGCGGATGGTCGAGATCGCGCGCCTGGCGGTTCCCTGAGCCCATTCCTGGCGCTCGATGTAGTCGGCCAGGACGGGCTCCGTCAGCTCCTTCACTGACAGGCTGCCGATGCCGCGATCGAGCTGCCGCAGAAAATAGATGAGCTTATCGCCGACGGGGCGGCGCCGGAACTTGTCGCGTTGCATGTATGCCTGGATCAGGTCGCCGAAGAGGGCGCCCTCGGCGCGCGTGGCCGCCTGGAGAAGCTCTACCTCGAAAGCTTTCTGCCAGCGTTCAGCCTCGCTGCGATCCGTCTGGCGTGTGCTGATGGACCGGGACCTGTAGGTGCCATTGGGGAGCTTTTCGCTGTAGCGGACTTCCCATCTGCCGGTGCGGGAGAGTTCGAGTTTCGTCTGCATTTGAGTTCCTCGATAAAATCCAAAAGGTCCGTGAGATGGATCAGGCAGGGCCGACCAGGGATGAACCGGATCCGCCCCTCGCGGCGCCACCTTGCGATCGTTTCCGATGATCGCCGGAGGAGGGCGCCAGCTTCGGCGTCAGTCAATAAGGTAGGGCTGTGCATTCGTGTCGTCGGCTGCTTGGAGTGATAGATCAACGAGTTCGCGTATTAGGCCCAACGAAGTGCCATCAGAGGCGCATGCCAGGCAGGAGTAGATGAGGAGGCCGGTATTGAAGCTCTCGGTGCTTATTCCCGCAGCTTCGGCCACTTCGTTGAAGGCTGGCCCAAGTGCGTTTTCGATCAGCTCAAGAGTGTCGGAGATTTCCCCTCCCGACCGGAAAGCAGTAGTCATGACGTTCCCATCTCTCCTTGGGGGTCAATGCCCCTTTTCTAGTTTTGCCAGGATCGAGCCGATCTCCATGGCGACCAACAACGGAACCAGCATATCCACCCGCAGATGAACCCGGTCGGGATGCCCGGAGGCCATCGTGATGGCGATCTCTGGGTTCTCACGATCGACGGCTGCCGCTGTAATGTCAGGCGCCAGCTCTTCAACCGTCATCCCCAGGGCGTCAGCGATTCGCTTCAGCGTGCGGGGCTCGGGGTAGGTTCGACCGGAGATGTAGGCCGAGATTCGATCTCGTCCCTTGGCGCCGGGGTAGCCGTCTTTGCTCGTCTCGACGCCGAAGGCCTTCCGAGCCAGGTCTGACTGGCTCATGTTTCTTTCGACGATCAGCTCATGCAGGCGGCGCCCGAATTGCTGAATTGCGTGCTTCTGTATTGGCGTACGCCCTGCGGTAGGAGGCAATAGCCTGCGGGGAGCTTTGCTCATGAATTCAAACCTCAGCATTCTTCTAGATTTGAGATTGTCCTGACGTAAACAATCTTGTCGCAGTTTGCATATTTTGTTGCGACTTGCTAGAAATACGTAGACGCAAAAACCCGAAATAGCAAGGGGTAAACTGGCGAGATCGCCCAACTGCGGGCATTTAGGCATGGGTTGTTTCTTTTTGCGCTTGACCATTCCGGTTTCGTTCTGCAATTTGGGGCGATTGTTGATTCTGTAGAAAACCCAAACGAATCATGATTAATACAACTCCGATCGACTACGCCCACCTCATCGACATGATGGGCGGCCCTGAAGTCGTCGCCGGTGCCATGGGTGCCGAGGATCTCAAGGCCCGCACCGTCTACTTCTGGGTGAGGCGCAATTCCGTCCCTGGCCGCTACGCCGCGGCCCTCATCGACCTGGCCATCAAGCGCCGCGTCATCCCATCCATAGACGCCCTGCCGCGCCTCGATCCCTTCGCGCCGGTGGCCTGATGAGCGAAGGCATCAAGCACGACGGCGGCAAGGACCCTTGGCATCTCGCGCCATGGGATAGCTTCCGCGCCATCGTCGCAGTCCTCGACTTCGGCTCGAGAAAATATGCCCCCAGGAACTGGGAAAACGGCATGGCATGGAGCCGCTGCTACTCGGCTCTGATGCGCCACATGACGGCCTGGTGGGAAGGCGAGAGCAAAGACCCTGAGACGGGCTTCTCGCACCTCGCTCATGCGGGCTGCTGTGCTTGCTTCCTTCTGGCTTACGAAATTCGCGGGATCGGGACCGACGACCGCCCAGCGTCTCATCATGTCGGAAATGTCACCAATACTGAAACCCAAGGAGAAAACACACCGTGACCACCATTACCGCATTCGCCGACAAGCTCGACCAGATGCAACAGGGCATCCTCGATCGCGCCGCCCGCATCCAGATCTTTAAGGAAGACGCCGAAGCGAGGCGCCAGGCCTTGGTCGATGGCGTCAATGCCTGCTACGCCGACGTGCAGGCGGCCCTCGACGCCGAGCTGGCTGCGCTGCGCGGGCTCATCGGTGAGTGATACCCCCAGCCAACGCGATGCGATCCTGGCACTGTGGGCCGAAGGGTTCACATCCGGCCAGGTAGCGCAGAAGCTTGGAGTTTCCCGCAGTGTCGTGATGGGGGCCATCTACAGGGCTCGCCAGCACGGCACCGCCGTGGATCCCGAGGGCAGGCACGTCGTGTCCAAGCGCGCCGCTCCCCCGCCCCAGCCGCTCCTGGTGAAGCTTACGCCGGTGGCGAAGCTCAATGACAGGTCCAGCGGTGAGAAGGGCGTGCGCCTCATCCGTCTCCGCGCAACCGGCTGCCGGTTTCCTGTCGGCACCAACAGGAAGGGCGAACACCTCTTCTGCAACAGCCACCAGCAGGAGGGCTCCTCCTACTGCCAGCGCCATCACCAGGTGACGCACGTAAAACCCACACCACAAGTCAAAAGGAAGATCATCACATGGCGAATGTAGTGCTTGGCATCGATCCCGGCTTGTCCGGCGCCATTGCTGCCGTCCACATGGATTCCGGCAAGCTGATTAGCGTCTACGATATGCCGGTCTTCTCCAAGAAGGGCTCCAAGAAGACAGTCCGAGAGATCAATGATCAAGAGCTGACGAACCTCATCGTGGCCATGGCGCCATCCTTCGGCGTCATCGAGGCCGTGTCCGCGATGCCAGGGCAGGGAGTAACTAGCGTCTTTAGACTTGGCGCTGCTTTCGGCACTGCGAAGGGCGTCATGGCTGGCCTCGGCATTCCCTTCGTGGCCGTCCACCCGGCGACCTGGAAGAAGGGCATGAAGCTCTCGGGCGACAAGGCACTCTCGCGCCAGATGG